ACGTGCTTTATACCTAAGTCGTAAAGGAAGCAAGCAGTTGTTGGCAGACCTGCTTTAAAAATACTGCCTATTTTTTAAACAACAAAGAGGAAAGTAAAATGGCAACACAAATAAGAAAGTTTGAACAAGATGCAATCGTAGATACTATTAATTCTAAAATAGAAGAAGCAAGCAAGGTAGATTTTGAACAGCTAAAAGAAACAGCAAAGTTTAAAACTGTATCTAATAAAGCTAAACAGATTTTAAAGATAAATTCTGAAATAGAAAAGTTACGAGAAGAAAAATCTTCTTTAAGCAACGAAGCTAGAAAGAGTTTGAAAGAATTAAATTCTGGTTTAAATAGATATAAAGTAACTTGCGGTTATAGTTTTGAAGACGAGCCGAAGCTAGAGCTTAGAAATAGTTGGAGTATTAAAAGCGACATAGCTAACAGAGTTGCAATAGCTCTATTACCTAAAGATGCAATCAGTAATCTTGAAAGTATTATAGATAAGATTGCGAAGGAGTTTGTGTAATGAAAATTACATTTGATTACTATGAAGTGCTAGAAGCAATGCAACTTATGTTAAAAGAAAAACTAGACATGGACATAGACTTAGAAGATATGAGTCCACATGATTATCCTAGTGTTGAATATAGAGTACCAGTATATACCTATAAGAAACATAAGAACGGAAAGGAAGTTAAAGATGAACATGGTTTTCGTGTAATAGATTCTGATGCAACTAAATATAAAACAAAGTGGATTGACTTTGATGATGGTGCTGATATACATTTTTATGTAAGGAAAGATTAAAGGAAACACTATGGATATTAAAAACTTAGAAGGGTTACTTAAAGACTTTGATGAACGTTTAGATAGTGAAAACTTTGGACTGTTCATTGATGCTTATACCCCTAACAAAGATAAAACCACAGTCGCTAACATCGAACATCTGAAAGAAAATATAGATGAGTTAGATTTTAATAGTTGAAATTAAATTCTACCTGTGGTATAATCTTATAAGTATTATAAAGGATTATAAAATAATGATTAATAATAATAGTAATAATGTTATAAACTTTACAAGCTTGACAGGAGTTAGAAAGAAGAAAGATAATAAATCTTCTAACAAATATATTGTTAGTTTGTTTGAGAACAAAAAGTATATGTTTAATATCGAAGCAAGTAACGGAGAAGATGCAGAAAATATTATCAGCGATAAGTATGAGAAAGGTGTGTTAGACTTAAACAGCTTTGAAGCTTTTACTTATGAAACAATAGCTGAGTTAGTTGAGAAATAATTAAAAAAGGACTGGACATTGAGGACAAGATAGTGTATAATATACGAATCAAATCACAGACAAGATATTTAGCCCTCATGTATCACCTTCCTTTTATCTTGTTTGTTCGCTAATGTGGCGAGTAAGTTCTCTGGTTACTTACGATAAAAGAAACCAGACCTAATTTTTATAGCAACAAAAGAGGTAAATAAAAATGATGTACGCAACAGGAAAAGCAATGTGGGCTAACGTGTCTGTACCTAACACACGTTTTGAACCACACAAATACATGATTACTGTATTGACTGACCAAGACACAGCGACAGAGTTAGAAGGCGCAGGTCTTAATCAATCAAAAGACAGAGCAGGTAACGCTAAGTATGATGAACCTGCTTTCATGTTCAGTAAGACTGCGGTGAATAAGAAAACAGGTGAGCCAAACAAAGCACCTAAACTTATTGACGCAGATGGTAGTCCTTTGGATTGTTTGATTGGCAATGGTTCTAATGTTACAGTTAAGATTAGACCTTACAACAGTCCATATGGAACATTCGCTGAGTTAGTAGCTGTTAAAGTTAACGAGCTTGTCGAGTATGAAAGTGTTGATTCTGATAACGAGGAGTTTTAATCATGGTTGAAGAAGAAACAAAACCATACATTACTATTGATGGTGTGCAAATATCGGTAGAGGATTTACCCGAAGAAGCACAAGGAATCTTTGGTAGGATACAACGATTGACTCAAAAGAAAGCTACCATTACTCTTGACTTAGAAGAGATACAAGCAGGTATTAATTTCTTTTCAAACAAAATCGTTTCGATTGTCAACGGAGAAGGAGAGCAACAACAACAAGTCACGGAAGACGATGATGAAGATGCTGATGAAGTAGTTACTAAATCAGAAAATTAAAACTTAACGAGAGGCAGTACCATTCAAGAGAACATAAGAGATAAGAAGGTAACTTATCCGCCTCTTAATTTTTCAAAAGGAGTAAAGCATGAGGGCAGAATTTGACGAGAAAGAGTGGGAGTTGGTTCACCAACCCTGTCCTTTGTGTGACAGCAGCGATGCTGTTGGTATAAATAAAGATAGATCAGCAAAGTGTTTTAGCTGTGATGAATTTATTAAAAACTATGATAACGCATGTGAAGGAAAGGATATGGAAACAGCGACAGTAAAACCTATTAAACAACAGGTCAATGATATAGCAGGAATGTTCGCTGCTCTATCAGATAGAAAAATCAAACTTGAAACTGCGAAAAAATATGGTGTTAAAGTACAGCACGACTTACAAGGCAGAGTAGTTAAACATTTCTATCCCTTTTATAATGGACATGAGCTTGCTGCAACCAAGTGTCGTAACGTAAAGGACAAAGGATTTTTCTTACAAGGAACGTATAACGACACAGGTTTATTTGGACAACAGCTCTTTAAAAGTGGTAAGTACGTAACAATAACAGAAGGAGAATGTGACGCAATGGCAGCCTACGAGCTACTTGGTAGCAAATGGGCTGTCGTGTCCATCAAACGTGGTGCAGCAGGTGCGGTGCGTGATATAAAAGAAAGCCTTGAGTTCTTTGATGACTTTGAAAATGTTATAATATCATTTGATAATGACAAGGCAGGGAAAGAAGCATCAATAAAAGTAGCAAGACTTTTCAAACCTAGCAAGGCAAGGATTATGACGTTGCCTACTGGTTGTAAAGATCCAAATGATATGCTGCGCCAGAACAAACACAAAGAATTTACAGAAGCGTGGTGGTCTGCTAAGACTTACACTCCATCAGGGGTTATCAACGTGTCTGAACAGAGAGATAAGTTCCACAACAGAGAAAAGAAAGACAGCGTTCCTTATCCATACGAAGGTCTTAATAAGAAACTGTATGGTATGCGACAAGGAGAGCTTGTTACTTTGACAGGTGGTACAGGTCTTGGCAAGTCTAGTGTTACAAGAGAGATAGAGCATTGGCTAATCAAAGAAACAAAAGATAACGTAGGTATCATTGCGCTTGAAGAAGATTGGCGCAGAACTATTGATGGTGTATTATCTATTGAAGCTAATGCAAGATTATACATAGACCAGATACGAGAAAGATATTCTAAAGAAGAACTAGATACGTTCTTTGACATACTCTATGATGGAGAGAACAAGAATCGTGTGTGGGTTCATGCCCACTTTGGAGCTAACGACCTAGATGAAATCTTTTCTAAGATAAGGTTTATGATTATAGGTTGTGGTTGTAAATGGGTAGTGGTAGATCACTTGCACATGCTTGTTAGTGCTTCAACAGAGGGTGACGAGAGAAGAACTATTGATTCTATTATGACCAGACTACGTTCTATTGTAGAAGAAACAGGAGTAGGATTGATACTTGTTTCACACTTGCGTAGAGTTGATGGTAACAAAGGACATGAGAATGGAATAGAAGTAAACCTATCTCACCTTAGAGGTAGTCAAAGTATTGCACAGTTATCTGATTGTGTCTTAGCTTTGGAACGTAACCAACAGTCAGATGATTATCAAGAGTCACAGACAACAAAGGTTAGAGTTTTGAAGTCGAGATACACAGGCGATGTTGGGTTAGCTTCACACTTACTTTATGATAACGAAACTGGAAGACTACAAGAAATATCTAATGATGATATAGAAATAACGGACAACAGCGAAGGATTTTAATATGACTATAATAGTATTAGAGGATGGCGAGAAAGCAATAGTGGACTACTTGAGTAAGGGTAGATATGATAGAGCAAGAAGTCGTAATGCTGAAACTTTACCTCTTAATAATACCAATGATAAATACTTTTCTGACAGAACAGGATTATTTGCAGAGTTAGCATTAGCTAAATTAACAAACGTATACCCTAGTCAAGTTTTTTCTCCATTATGTAAAACTAAAGACAGCGGTAGTGATGTCGGAGATATACAGTATAAAGGTTGGAGTATAGATGTAAAGTCAACTATTCATAATAAAGGTGTGCTTTGGATCAATAAGATTAATAATAATATTGATTTGTATGCTTTCTTTGTGGTAACAGAAAACGAGGAAACTGTAACCTGTGAACTTAAAGGTGTTATAACAGGTAAGGAGCTACATGCTAAACCTAAAAGAGCAAGACAACCACAGTTTAAGTTTCCATGTATCTATGCAGAGCAAAACGAATTAATAACGTGGGAGGAATTTGAAAAAAATGGATTTAGTATTTGATATAGAAACAGATGACCTAAAAGCAACTAAGATACATTGTATTGTGTGTCAAGATGCCGAGTCGGGTGAGATATTTAA